CGCGCGGGCAAGCGTTGGAATCGAGCAAAGCCGCTGCATTGCCATAAATGGCAAGCGCTGCCTGCGCAGTCGCGCCGGTTCCGGGAGAGGTTCCAGCTACGCCTACAACGTTGCCCGAAGCGAGGGCCGCCATCTGGAGGCCCGCGAGGTCGATCGCGTTGGCAATCTGCACGATCTGCGGTTGCAGAACGTCACGTCCGAATGCCTCGATATCGAGTGCGAGGTCTGAGCTTGTGAACTCAACGTCCACACCGAACTGGTGGTTCAGTGTGACGGGAACCTGCGTGATGGTCGTGTCTTGGATCGCAACGTTTTGGCCGTCACGAACCGTGTACTTGGGTGGCTTCTTGGCGAACACTGTCGCGCCGCGCTTGGCCGGTCCCTTAAATTCTTTTTCGTATTGCCGATTGACCTGTTTGGTGAAAACGAGTTCGTTTTCGAGGATCATCAGCGCTTCAGCAGTAATGTGCTGATCGGTTAGAAGGTTGTTCACTTGAAATTCCTGCGGGAAGCGCGGTCAGTGCCGCGCGTTTGGTGGAGCGTCAGATCTTGCCCGCTTGTCGAGCCTTGCGGTATTCCGCGTTGCTCAATTTCGCGGGGTCGAGTTTCGCTGCCGCGCCGCTGGTGCGTCCGCTAAGGGTGCGCATCGGCTTCGGTGCGTTGCTGACTTTGGTTTCTTCGTTTGGAGCTGCTGCTTGTGCCGTACCGAGCGAGGCTTCCAGCCTGCCGATGAATTTGGCAGCTGCCGTTGACTGCATACCAGCGAACTTCTTCAGTTCGTCCGGCTTCTGCGCCAATTGGTAAGCCAATTCCGGCCCGTGCTCGCTTTCGAGGATCAGCCGCTGATGGGCAGGAGAGATTTTGATCTGTTCGACCGTCTTCAGCACATCGTCGTAGTCGGCGTGCGTTTCTTTCGCCGCCGCTTGCCGCGTGTTCCACGCGTCGATGAGTGTCTGGGCTTCAGACCTTGCTTTCTCTTGGACCTTGCGGGCGTCTGCCTCGAAGTCACGCTTTTCGAGCTTCCAATCGGTCAGAGCGTCTGTGTGCTCTTCGACTGAATCGAAATCTTCGAGCTTCGGCTTCGGCTTCGTGAACTCAGGGAGTTTCACTGCTTCCGGCTTCGGCTGTTCTTCAGCGGGGTTCGCAGCGGATTTGTCCGCCAGTTGCCGCCTCAGATCTTCGATCTCTCGGTCTTTCTGCTCGATCTTGCGCTGGAATCCGCCCTTTTTCTTCTGGGCCGGTCTCCCGTCTTCGGTTACGGCTTCGCCGCTATGCTCCGTGTCATCCGCGCCGCCCTCTTGCGCGTCGTCTTCGCCAGCAGCGTCATCTGCGCCAGCGGGGGCTTCTTCCTTCGGTGCTTCGGGTTTGGCCTCAGCGGGAGTGCGCGTTGCGCGATACTCCGCCAGGCTCATGTCCGCGATGGCTACTTCAGGGGTTGATTGCTCAACCGTGTTGGTTTGTTCGTTCATTGGGTACAGCTCCGCCCAAGCGCCGAAGCGCCAGCGGAGAAGGTCGCTAAAATTCGTGTGTGGACTTACCGGCTTACTGCTTCGGCTGTGGTGCGTACCTCATGGGAGGAGCAACCAAGCACGCACGCGGGTGTTCGTTGCTGAAAATGATTGAGGACTACTTCGGCAAAGCCGCCGCCGATGCGGTTACTAGGCCGCCAGCGGCATCGGTTGCTGCGCCGCCTGCTGCGGTTGCTGCGCCGGTTGCTGCGGTTGCGGGGCCGCCTGCGGTTGCCCCGTTGCCGGATCTATTGCCGGGTCCGGAATGAGCGCAAGCTGCCGGTCGATCTGCTCGACTTCCAGCTCGAACGCCCGCATCGCTTCCGCGCTCTGCGTTTTGAGGATGGCTTCCACAATGCCCGCCCGCGCGTTGATGAGCGCGATACGTTCACGTGAGGCCGCCTCGATCTGTTTGCCTTCCGCCTGCGCGCTCAGCTTGTGCACGGCAGCCGTGAGCTGCTCGATCATCTGCTGCGAATGCTGCAACTTCGTGGCGAGGATCTGGGGGTTCGCCTCCTGCTGGTCTTGCAGTTGCGGCGGAAGCATCTTCTTTAGCCGTTCGCTGATTTCCTTCGCCATCGGCCAGTCGAAGCACGCAACGAGTAAGTCGCCCACTACGTTCATCAGTTCCGGTTGCGCTTGCACAAGCTGGAGGATCGACTGGGCCGCTTCCTCGCGCATCGAGTCGTAACTTGGGCCGGTGCCGATCGCCACGTCATAACGCCCAACCGTCAGGTCGAAAACGCGAATGAAGCCTTGATCGTTTTGGTACGGCTGATTGATTGGTACGGTCTTACTGGTGCCGTCCGGATTCACGATGCGGACGACGCGCTCGGCGTCGTAGTAAACCGGAATCCACTGGAGGATGATGCGGCCCGCGTGCTTCAGCGCCGTGGGGAGCGCGTCCTGAAACGCGAACGTGGCCGAGTCGCCCTGCTTCTGCCGCAGCAAGATTGCCTTGCCGGATTGCTCCGGGCCAGGCGCGCCGAGTGACGCATCGTAGAGGCCGGTTGTCGAATGCAGGTCGTTATCGGCGTGCTGAATGGCTACCGTGATCGCCTCGATCGGGGCTTCGACGTTGTTACGTTGTGGCGGGCCGGGAGCTTTCTCGTCTGCGTTGTAGGGCAGGTACGGCAGGTTCACGCTGTTCGATTGCTCGTACAGGTGTTCGAACCCTTCCACCTGCTTGGTCGTGACCATGTACGGGGCTTTCGGTGCGAGTGCGATTGCTTCCGCCATCGCCGACTGCCATAGGTTATAGAGTTCCTGCGGGGTGCGTGCGTACCGGATGAGGCCGATTAGATAGCGCTGGCCGTCAACTGTAATGTCTTCGCCGAGCACGGCAAGAATTGGGATGAACTCGCCCGGAATGATCGTTTCTTCGAGGATCTCGATCCCGTTGGTGAGGCACCAGTGGACGATGCGCTTTTCCTTGGTGCGGGTGCGTTTGCCCTTTTTGATCGTTTCCTTGACGGACTCTACCCAGAAGTACTCAGCCACACGGACGCTATCGCGCTTGATCCAATCCGGGGCTTCGTCAGCCTTCGAAGAGAAGTCGGATAGCTGCGCCAGCTCGGACTCCGAGAACTCCTCGCGGAACTCGTCATGGTCCATGTAATCGAGCACGAACCAGAACCGCGCGTCCGAGTAGTCCTTCCGCTTGCAGCGAGGATCAGGGTAGTGTGCGAACGGGTTCTTTTCCGGTTCGAACTTGATCTCCTGATCGAAAGAATCATCGATGTAATCGGCTATGAGACGGATGTAGCCGAAGCCAGCCGTCAGCATGTGATCGAAAGCGGTATCGAACGCTTCTTCCGCGTCCGAGATACGCTGCACGTGCCGTACCAGGCCCTGTATGATCTCGGCGGTCTCTACGTCCGCACCATCGCCCACGGGCGAGACTTCGATACCGGGCCGGTTCTTGCGCTGTTCGCCACTCACTCGCCGTAGGAATTGCGGGAGACGGTTGATTGTCTTGCAGGGCCGCCCGTCCGCTTTGCGGGCCGCCTCGATCTTCGGGTCCCATTGGTCGCCGAGACGGAACTTCCAATCCTGTAGCGCTTCCTCGTGGATGGTTTGGATGGCTTCTTCGGCTTGCTTGAAGCGCCTGCGCATGGTGCGGAAGAATTGTTCGTCTCGTGTCGTGGTCATCGTTGTTTTCGGAACTCTGCAGCGCCGCCGCGAAAGCCGCAAGCGGGACAGCGGAGCACGCCCCAGGTGTCAGTCATCAGGTCATAAGCGCGAAAGCCGCGCAGCGACGGGCCGCCGTCTCGTATTTCTTGCGTGTTGAAGCACTTCGGACAGCGCTTCTTTTCGGTCGGGTCCGGTTGACGTACCGTGTTCATGTGGGTTACTTCAGCGACGAGTGGGAAGAGTTCGCAAGTGTGACCGTCAGCAAGTGCTTTGAAACAATCAGCCGGTGAAAACGCGGCCGCCAGTTTGATACGGGGTGCGCTTGATCGGTGGTTGCTTCGCAATCGCCAAACCGCTCATGATGTTGTAGCGGCCCGCGTCTTGCGCGTGATCGTTGCTCTTGTGCACTTTGCCCTTCTCGTCTCTGCGATACAGCCGGTACTCTTTCAGCCAGTTCGCCAGCGACTTGAAAACCTTCAAGCGCCCGCCGAGTAAGCGCTGGCGAATCTCGTAAATGCCAGCTTCGACGCTGTTATCCGCCGCCTCGAGGTTGAGGCCCGCCGCGATGTACTGCTCGATCAGCCGCTTGCCGTCGCCTTGCTGCCGTCCGCGTGCTGCCGGGTCGATTACGCCGGGTATCCACTCGCCGCGCGCCTTGATGCTGACAGCGTGCAGCTCCGGGGCTTGCTCTGCGCCGTAGTGCTCGTCAACGAAATAAACAATGTCGGTTTCGCGGTTGTGCGCCTGCCAGATACAAGCGGTGCGGTTCCAGCCCACATCGAGGCCGTAGCTCTTGAACCAGAAGGTAGGGACTTCGAACGGTTCGATGACGAAATCGGCTTCAGGGATCTCGTAGATCTTCCCCGCGCCTAGTGTCGGTTCGCCGTTCCTGCGCGCCTCGCGTTCGTGCGGCGGAATCGCTGAAAGCAGTTCGGCTTTCGATTCTTCGGACAGGTGCGGTGCGTGATCCCAACCGGCTTGCACGACGTACTTGCTCATAATCTGGGTGTGGTGAGAACGCGGGATGCCCGCCCAGTCCACTAGGCGAACGGAATCGCTTGCACTTCGGGAAGCGCCAGCTCCGGATGCGCCTCACGCATACGCTCGTAGTCGTCAGCGTGGATCGTGCCGTGTTTCAGCAGCACGTGGCCGTCGTCATCGCGGTACAGCTTGAACATTTCGATGACGGGTGTGGTCTTCTGTGCGGGCTTGCGGTTCGGATTGGGTGTGTTGGACATAAAAAAAGGGCACAGCCGAAGCTGCGCCCGAAATTGAGCAATCTGGGAGATGAGAGAAGGTTCTTTTACTTCTTCACTTTGCCTAGCCCCATGGACGGGGGTTCACGTTTCGCTGGCTCTACTGCCTTCGCGTCCGTGGCCGCTTTCGCTGCGGACTTCTTTAGCGGTGCCTTCACTGGTGTCGGCATCTGATTCTCCTTTGGAGTTCAGTTTACGCGGGGGTTCGATCGTGTCCAAAAATGACGTGACCACTTCGGACCATCCAAGCAGCGGTGTGAACGTGAGATAGGCGATTCCGCCGTCCGCATCTCCGGGCACGATCATCGTTCGCATGAGCGCTTCGGTCCACACTTCGAGCGAACATTCCTCATCGAAGTGAACGAAGTGCTTGGCAGTCCCCTGGAAATTCTCGCGTCCTTCGGCGTAGCTCTTGAACCCGAGCACGCTAACCCCTCCCGAGACGTGTCGGACCATGAGCTGATCGACGGCACGCGGAACGCCCGAACCCTTTGGGGTCCAGTCGAGGATGCAATCACGCGGGAGTAAGCCGGTGCCGAAATCGCCCCATCTTCCGAGCAGTTCAAGCTGGAGAATGTCGCGTGTCGTTTTGCCGGTATCGCCTGCAACCCATCCGTCCGTGGGGCATTTGTAGCGCCGGCCTTCCCACCAGTCTGGATACTGCCCGGTTAGGTGCAGCGTGTCTTCGTAGCAGCCGGTGCGAGTCTTACCGACTCGGTTACCGGCGATAAAGGCACGCTCTTTGTGCGCCGCGCCCGCTGCAAAGAACTCAAGGTGCTTGGTGTAAAGCTCACGCCTCAGAGTCCCCGTCGTCGGGAACATCCGGTCCATCATCCGGCCCGCTCTGCGGATCCGCTCCGCTTGGATCGCTTCCGGTGTGATCTTCTCCAGCGTCTTCGTCGCGCTGAGAAGACGCGGACTCATTGACGCGAGCTTTACCAAGGATTCGTTCAAGCGCTTCGAGTTCTTCTTCTTCGAGTTCGGATAGGTCCACGCTGTGCGCGTGCGTGACGGTGCCGGTGTGGGTGACCAGCTTGCCGTACTTCTCGCGCTTGAAGCCCACCAGCAACGTGTTCATCAGCCGGTCGGAGACCTTGCGCTTCATCAGTGGTACGCCGTCGACCATGACGGGTTCTCCCTTGTAGAGCACGGGTTCCCAGAGGCCCTCAGTCGCGCGCTGTACCGCTTCGGCTTCGATCGTGTCGCCCGCCGCGATAACGGCTTCGGCAAACGCGCGCGCGTACTCGGGGTCGCGCTTCCAGTCGTAATGAGCTTCCCTCGAACAGCCCGCCGCTTGCGCCGCAGCCACGATCGAGGGCTTGGCAACGTAGGCCGCGAGGAAAGCCCGCTGTACAGGATGTGTTATTTGGTCAAACATGCCAACGAATAAGAACGCGCCGCCCGAAGACGATCAGGAAACTAAGGACGCTATCCCGCCGCCGTTCGTTATGTTCTGCTGTCCCGGTTGCGGACTTATACTGAGCTACTTCCGTCAGATAAGGGGAAACATGGCGCAGCGTCCCACGTGTCCAACACACGGGACCGATATGATCCCCCTGGAGGAATCCGTTTGAGCACGCCTATTAACCCGATCCTGGATGCCGCGCCGTCAGCGGTCGAGATGTTCTACTGTTCGCGCTGCGGGCACGTTTACCCGATTCTTGCCATCAAAGCGCAGTCGATCAAGCAAGCGCCAATTTGCCCGCTTGATTCGCTGCCGCTGAAGCGCCTCGAAGAAGCCGAGAACGATCCCGAGCTGCGCAAATGAGGGTAACTAAGCGCGTCAAAAGGGATGGAACCGTGAAGCTGTCCATAACGGCACAGAATCACGTCGAGGCGCTTGCGCTGAAGGATCTGGTGATGGAAACGTTCCCGCCCGATCGCAAGCCTCCAGGCCGCGCGGAATCTACCCGCGTGCAGCCCGCAAAGCGTCAATCTTCGCAGTAACTACGTCTTTCCGCTCAAACTCGCGTTCCGCCCACTCGCGGGTTTTGTCGTCGCGCTCCACCATCTTCTCGCTCACTTCGAGCTTGACTTCAGCGACGTCCGCGCGGGTGCGCAGCGATACAAGCAGGTTCAGCCCCGTCAACACTGCGACGAGTCCGCCTGCAATAGCGGTCCATTCCATGATTTAGGTGTGTACTTCTACGTGAGCGTGAAATCGGAACAGGCGGGCTTTCTCGGGGCCGTGGTGTTGGATGCAGCCAACGACGTCGGCGCTTGCCGGAAGGTCGTTCGTATCGTCAAGGCATCCGGTCATACCTGCGACTTCGAGATGCTTGCTATCGAGATTCCGCCCCGGTCACATTCCGCGCTGCCGCCCACGTACCGGCTTCTCTCCTACGAAGAGCTGGAAGCCTGGTTCGCGGACCACGGCGGTCTGCGCGAGGTCAAAACCTAGCTGTTGTTTACCGCCGTCTGAATCGTCGAGAACGTGTTCGCCGTGTGCGGCTGCGCCACACGCACCAGCCAGGCCGCGAGCACAAGCGCCTGGTCCGCCGTCGTCGGGTTCACGAAGTACGGGTTTCCCGCAACGATCTGGCCGCCTGGTGTGGCCGCCAGTAGGCGCGAGTTCGTCAGGTCGATCGGTGCCTGCGTGGATGCGGAAGTGCCTGCCATTTTCCTTTAGGCCGCTGCCGGTGTCGTCGTGGCGGCCGTCATCGGTGCGTGCAGCTTCTCGATGATGCTGAACAAGGTCTGTTCGGCTACGAACGCGAGGCCCGCAATCGCTTGCGTTTGCGGGTTCGTGATGAGGACTGGGAGGAGCTTCTCTTCTCCAGCGGTGATCGCGTCGAGGATTTCTTTCAATTTCATCTGGGGGTCCTTTATGCGGCAGCTAGGGCTATTGGAGCGCGGAGGGGCCGTCTTGCCGCCGTTGCCCCTCCACGATCAGCGTGGGAAGTGGAAAGGGTGTCACACTCGCCCGCCGAAATCGGCAGGGGCCGAAGCGCGCCGCGCACCGTGCCCCCAAAGTACTCATCCAGCGGGAACAGCGCATACGGCTGCATCTCCGCGTAAGCGCATCCAAGCTTTTGCTGAATGCGGTAAACCTCATGGAAGAACGCGCCGCGCTCGATGCCGAGCTTGCGGCAGCACAGCTTCCAGTCAGCTCCGAGCAGGAAGTGATAGTTGAACAGCCGCCATTCGTCGCCGTGCAGCTCGCGCCGCGCGATGAGTGTGAAGTCTGCCGCGAACTCTTCGTTGGGCATTTCCCACACTTGTTTGCGTTGACGGGCCGTCACGGATCCGAGATTGACGCGACTCACGTGCTTCTCGGTTTGCGCGCACCTGCGGAAGCGCGCATAGCAGGCACGGAAAACCGCGCGCCAAACGCAATTACACGTGGGCCGTTTGCCGTTGCGTCCCAAGCGGGTGCCGAGACCGTAGCAGTGTGTGCAGCTCTGCGAAGCGAGGGCGAGGGCTTGGCCGCTGTTCATCAGTTCATCCCCAAAATGCAGGGCCATGGGAACGCGCCGACGAAGTACGCCGCGTTGCGGCTGCGGAAAACATGGATGTAGAAGCGAGGCATCTACTGCGCAAACTCCACATCGCAGTGCACAGGACTGTTGCGAATCAATTCATACGCGTCAATCGCGATGATCGTGCTCAACGTGGCAATCGCCAACAGGCAGGCAGCGGCCCAAAGATAGATCTTCATTTAATTACTCGCTCCGTATCTCGCGGACACGGCATCCGCCACGAGAATCCAAGCCACTTTCAGCGAGGCAGGGAGTTTCACGAAATCCAACACAAGCGCGTCGTACAGCGGCATACCAACGTTGGCACGCCGGAACGCTTCGTAAGCGAACGCGCCGCGCTCGATCTCGTGTGGTTGATAGGTAAGGTGCTCGTCCTCGATGAATCTGAACCGGAACGGTTTACCGGGCCGGAACTCCAGCTCACAGTTGCGCAGTGCCCCGCTCTCGTCTCGCACACGGGAACAGAAGCCGCCATGCGTCCAGCGCACTGCGAAGTTGCGCAGCATCGGCAGGGAGTGCCAACCGATCAAGCTGCCCGCCGTTGGGAATCGAACTCGATCGGTCGAGCTGGCTTGCGCCGTCCGCTGTCGATCGAAACTACTTTGGCCTTGGCTGGTGCCGGTGCCGGTGGATCTGGTTCGGGGCCGCGCTGCATGACGCTAAGCGCCACGCTCCGGAAGATTCCCCGGATGTAGAGGTCTAGTTCTTTGTCGTTGTCGAGGGGAAGGCCGAGCAATGCTTCGAGGTCCTGTCGTTGTATCAGTTGCTTGTGCGTCCAGGCGCGCATGCCATCGTTGCCGACGGGCGCGTGGAAGCTGTACCGCTGGCCCATGCTGGCCGTCGCCCGTAGTGGGTTCGAACCGTCTTGGGGCCGGAAGTGTGCAGCAAGAATCTTGCCGTGCCGATTGCGTTTGACCACGATCAAGCTCAACGAAAGCAAGTGTTCGATCGCGTCCAGGCTGTAAGCCCGGATGCGTCGGCCATCGCTTGCGTATGTCGGAATCTTGACGGTCATTCGGCGAAATCTGGACGTACTTACATCCAGTGGTCGTAAGGGGGGCAAGCTCTCAAGTGAGCGCTGCGGGCCGCTTGACGCTGCGGGTGAACGGCGGGAGCGAAAGGAGCCCGGTGCGGATTCAGCAGAAGCGGATCCGCACCAGGATGATTACGCCCACTTGCAATAGCAGTGTGCCCCGGAACTGGGCCGTCTCTCAGAATTTGGCCGTTGTTTGCGTACGTGTCCGTTGTGGCCGATCACAGAAGATGAACCAGTGCCTCATGTGTGTAGTTCTGTGGAGTTAGCCGCCCGCCGCCGCACACCCTCGTACGGGCCGAACGAAACTCACCCTCGTGAATTACCTTTGCCCCAAAGAACTCGCTGCGCAGCTCGGCATCAGTGATCGAACCGCGCGCCGCCTCATGAGCGACGCGAAAATTCCGAGTTTTCGCGTGGGGCCGCGCTTGTGGCGCACCACTCAAGGCCACGTCGACGCCTACATCCGTGCCCAGTTCGGACGATACCGACGCGCCCCGCTCTCAGTCACAGAAGTGCGCGCCGCCTGAAGTGCTCGAAAACTCAATCATTTAGCTTTTTTCGCGGATGTACTAATCCGAAACGATCGTTTCTTCTAGACGCGTGCCCAGAACACGCAAAACAGCAACAGATACCCCTGGTCAATTCGTGGCCTATTACCGGGTGAGCGACGTCAAGCAGGGAGAATCAGGTCTCGGACTCGAAGCGCAACGGGCGAGTGTCGCCCGCTACCTCGCGGGAGTCAAAGGAACCTTAATCGAGGAGTTCACTGAGATCGAAAGCGGCAAGGACCACAAGAACCGTCCGCAGCTCGCCCTTGCCATAGCCGCCGCGAAGCGCCATAGGGCAACACTGGTGATTGCCAAGCTCGATCGACTGGCGCGCAAGGTCCACTTCATTTCGGGGTTGATGGAGAGCGCGGCCGATTTCGTCGCGTGCGATATGCCGCACGCCAACAAGCTCACCATACACATCATGGCTGCAATGGCAGAGCATGAGCGAGAGATGATCTCTCAGCGCACTGTAGCGGCCCTGGAGCAGGTCAAGGCGCGCGGGGTGGCCCTCGGTAACCCACGCTGGCAGGAGTCGATTGGGAAGGCTCTAGCCGCACGCTGGCCGAAGCGCGCCGCCTCCCAGGTCGATGCGGTTATGCACGGAATGCACGCCCAAGGTAAATCGCTCCGTGCAATTGCAGGCGCGCTGAACGAACTGGGACTCACCACACCATCCGGGGCCGCTTGGTACGCATCGAGCGTGCGCGCAGCGCTTAAAACGGCAGAGTGCCCGGAAAAGCCGAAGCTCTCCGGGCCTGGATCATTTAGGGTAGGTGGTAATTAGCGCGCTGCGCTTGCGGTTGGTCCCATTTAAGGGCGCGCCCCGCTCATTTGTACAACACATCGCACTCAGCCTGCGCTGCCTGCCGCGCCAGCCCGAAAGTGTTGTAGGGGCCGGATGCAACCATCTCGACGTGCGAGTCATACGCAATGCTAACCACGTAGTACTCGAACCTGGACCACTCATTCGTTTGCCCTTTTACGGCGAACCGATGACCTGGATCACCTTTACCCCTGCGCGTTTCACCCACATTCCATATCTGTCCTGTTTTCATGCGCTGATCTTACCCGCGTTCCCTGCATGCGCACAATACCCCGTTCCTAAAAGGGGAAAGCCCCGGAGATCAAAATCTCCGGGGCCGGGTGTCCCTTTCTTTGTGTTTTGCAAGGTGCGGTTGTCTTTAGCTTATAGCTCTCCCCTCATAGTGTGGCCGTATATGCTTACCGAAGTGCGCGCCGATCGACTGCGCGCCCATCAGCTTCTCGTGCGTTTCCGCATCGACGCCTTGATATGCGTAGACCTTGCCTGAATTGGCAAACTCCACGTGAAGCGTATCGGTGCCAGGGTCGTGGCCGACTGACGCGATGGAGCTGGATGATACAGGGGTGCGTTCCATATATTGCTTAGTGCCTTCCCTTTTGCACTTTGCTCATTTCCGTACCAGTGTCACTTTCTGTGTGAGTTCACACCCGTCAATTTCCGCGCCATTTACAAGGGCCTTTTTAACCGCTGTCTTGTCCACACTGACAATGAGGGACTCGCGCTTGAAGTCGTCCGGTATCAGCGATTCATCCGTAACTTTCAGCGCTGCGGGTGCGTTCCGCAGCGCGAACTCGATGCGCACGCCGTGGCACTTCTCGTAGCCGTTGTCTTGCATTTCCGAGATGATGCGGTCCTCGATGCGTTCGTAGCGTGCCTCAACTGCCGCCTTCCGTCTTTGGAGTTCGCGGATACGCACGCTGATTCTGGCGCTCAGTGCGTTAAGTGCATTCAGCACATCATTCGCTTGGTCGATCTTGCGGGCTTGCCGCTGTTCGCGTTCCCGCTCCGCTTTCGGGGCCGGGGCCGGGGCCGGTTTCGCAACCGGGGTGTAGGCCGGCACGTTCGCGTACTTGTGGATTGGGATATGAGGCACACGTGCGGGACTAGCCATTTTGCTTCTCCTCCTGGATTCGGACGCTGGAAGTCTCTACCCACGTCGCACCGCTTCCTGCGATCGGACGCACAAAGAGCCGGTCGCATCCGTACGACTGCTTCACCTGTAAGACATGGCAATCGACACGGCTATCGCCGAAGTTCACAGATACTGCCTTGCCCCGGAATAGTTGGGCCAGTTGCTCGATACTCACTTGCTGGTCTCCTTGGCGCACCGGATCATTTTGACTGCGGTGCCAACTGCATCGCCTAGATCGGTCGTGTAATACGCTGAGGCTTCGCGGCCAATCGAAACGCGATACTCCTCGCAATCCGTAATCGAGAGCCTTACCCCCAAGGGTCGAAGCCGACGCTTCGCCGCCTTGAATGCTTTGGTGTTGAGTGTCTTCATCGAGTCACCCCCGGAAAGTGAGCTTCTATGACGTTGCCGAGCAATACGCTCGGATCAACTGGCAGGATATCGGTGGGTTGCTGCGCGTCGAACCAGCGCAGCACCGTGTCCATATCTTGCAGTTCGTTTTCCCAGTAGCCGCGCTTGTCTGCGCGCGCTTTGTCGCGCCGCGTGGTGAGATAGACCACGCGGGCCGCGAGCGCCTTCTGGAGCTTCAGGTAGATGAGGAGCGACATTTAGCGGGTCCCCCTGTTGTGCTCGATGAATAAGCTGATGCCGCCCGCGCGAACATCCTCCCAATTAAAGGATTCGATCTCGAACCCTTCCGCGATAAGTTGCTTGTGGGCGAGTGCCAAAGCCCGCCCATTGAGCACGTAGAAGCGCGCGAGTAGGTCCTGGTTGCTCAGTTGGCCCACGTGGATAGGTGTGGGTGCCGGTTGAGGAGCAAGCGCCGTAGCGCCTTGCGTGCGGGGTCCCACCATGCGCGGGCCAGGGGCCGGGGCCGGGGCCGGGGCCGGGGCCGGGGCCGCTGGCATCCGTTCGGACTCAGCAATCACGCTGATCTGCCACGCGGTTGAATCGCCCGCTACGCTTTTGACGATCTCGATCGTGTCGCCAGCTTGCGCTTGGGTGCGAAGCAGTTGCTTCTGCGCCGTGCTCGACAAATAGAAGTAGTTCTTGTTGAGGTTGCAACTGTGCCGGTGTCGGATGGATTCGTTGAATGTGCTCTTTGCTTCTTTCGCCTCTTCGGGGTTGCGGTCGAGACGGACATGGACCGCTTTATTGGGGTCGAATTTGATTTCGGATTGCGTCACGCTGCCCTCCGATATGCTGGTGCGGTGGGGCCGCCCAGTGTGGTCATTGACATTGACATTGGTGTTTCCCATCGGGGAGTCAAGCGCGCCTAAACGCTTGACTCCCTTTTCCTTTTCACTGCCCCAAGTAGGGACAGTTAGCACTTTACCATAAAGGCTTACTGCATGCAAAGACACAGCAACATACCCCATCTTTAGCTTAGGTACGATAAGCTCTTACTAAATGCCTAAACCAAAACCGAAAGATAACTCGATGACGTGCGCCGAAGCGGGCCGGATGGGTGGACAGGCGAAAGTGCCCAAGGGCTTCGCAATGCTCAGCCCGAAACAAATGAAGGAGCGCAGCAAGCAGGCGCACCAGGCGAGATGGGGCACGCGCGCCAAAAAGGGCAAATAGCCCTGCTCTGCGGGTGCGGCGGTGACGTGGAATGTCGCTACTGCGCCCGCCGCGCCCGTCTGAACCGGGAGCACTTCGCTGGTCAACGGGAACTGGTGCTGCGCCGCGATGGGTGTCAGTGCCAGCTCTGCGGAGAACCGGATCCGCGCAACCTGGTCGTGCATCATCGCAGACCAGGCCACAACAGGGCAAAGTACCTCGTTACGCTTTGCCGCGCGTGCCACGTGCGGGTTCACTTCACTCTGCGTCCCGGATTCGGGTTCGTGTCTCTTCCGTTCCGGCGCACCCTCTGGCGCGAGCTGCACCCGCGCATGGCGGAACAGCGGCCGCTTCCGATCGGCGAGCCGGAACGTGCGGAACAAATCAAATTTTTCGAGCTATAGAACTCCCGCGAGCGGATCGCCCTGGAATGCCTGAGCAGGCCGTACGTAGCGCATCACAGACTCAATATTCCGGTGACGCGTGCGCATTTGAATCGCGATGACGGAAGCGCCAGCTTCGGCGGTCGCCATACCTGCACGTAATGAGTGGGCGGCGTACTCTTCGGGTTCGGTCCCAATCCGCTCCAGGGCGCGCTTGGGGAAATAAGGTTACTGTCCGAAACTCGGACAGTAACGCTTACAATCAAAAATGTCGATGAATAGGGGGACTAACTTATGCAGGACTGATCGACGGGGATATTACCCAAGGACTAAGTCGAACAAAGCTCTATTGTAGACCAAGCTTTGTCCCTCTGGATCCTTGCTCCGACATAACCAGCGCGTTCCAAAAGCCCAGTTACCGCCAAGTTTCAAAAGCTTCGAGAACGCAATTTAGCAATACACCGGGCCACTGACGCGGCCAAGCGGGATACATCGGAGGCTTCCTTTATTCTACGGGAAGTTTTCGGTCCATACTAGCCCGCACGCTGCGTACGGGGCGAGTTTTCTTCACATTTGTGAGTACTGGAACCGAAAAGTGATCTTAGTCAAGTTACAAACCACTTACTCCCTAGCAGCAAATGGGGATACATCTGATTTCCGCCCACGCGTTGCCGTGTCCGGAGAATCCGCCCTGCGTTTGCAGGCGCACGTTCGCGAGGTGCGGGCATGAGCGCCGCGTCGAAACTCACCGCCCTAATGCGCCAGATGGGTGCACCCCATCAGGACGGCTTCAATCCCATTGCGCCGCGTTCCCACCGAATCTTGCTCGATCATCGATTCCCCGAGGAGGTTCGCATCCTCGCCTGGGTGCTTTGGCGGACGATCGACAAGGACCCACAGGGCGAGCATGGGCCAGTAAAGAAGTCACGCACCTACTACGCGCATGACGAGCGCGGCCAACTCGACGTGAAACAGGTCGCAGCCGACTTAGCGATGGAGCTTTCGAACGCTCGCGATGCTCTAAAGCGAGCCGCCGAAAAGGGACTGATCCATGTCAAATCGGACGGGAAAATCTGCCCTCACGGGAACGCGCCTAACCCCGTCCGCCAACGTGCGGCAGATATCTGTACAAATATCGAAGGCGAGATCGCCGATATCTGTACAGATATCAAAAACGAAGCCCTCCGTCTTTATTTTCAACAACTTCCGGATTCGGAGCGCGCGCAGAGGGTGGGCGAGTATAAACGGGTTTTGGCCTATCGCAAAAAGCTCGAAGCGGACGCGATTGCAGCGGCCCGCGACGCCGGTCAGGGGGTCGAGGATGAGTATCTGAAATCGATCGGTTTTGCGTCTGCGGAGACGGCCAAGAAGCGGGGCCGCCCGAGGGAAGAACGGGGCCAGTCAGCGGTCCAGTTGACCGTAGTTAGCATCCCGGATATATCTGTACAGATCCATTCTGTACAAAATCTGAAAGCCGATCCGTACAGATCTGAAATCAAATCTGCACAGAAATCCGCCTCCTTATTTAGTTCTTCAGAGGTTTTACAGAGAACGTCGTCAGAGAGCGGCGACATCGCACCCGTCCGCGAAGCACTCGACTGCTACGGCAGAGCCGACGACGACGCAGCCCGTCAACTCCTAGCCAAGTGCCGGGCAAAGGATGCCGATGCGACCGCCGAGGAGATCGCCGGGGTAGTCCGCGAGAAGGGCGACGCGAACATGCACGCCGGACGCAAGCGCGTCCTCAATCCGATTGGCTTCCTGCTCGAAGTAGTGCCGAAGTGTTTTCCCCTCACCCGTAAGCAGCCATTGCAGCCCCCGCCCGAGCCGACGCTCGACGCACGAATCGCGACCCTCGAAAATCTCGTCCGCGAAATGCCGCCCACGCACCCGCAGCTATCCGACTTCCACGCCGAACTCGACGCACTCCGCGCGCAACTCGACGGACGCGCGAAAGGAGCCCACGCATGAACCGCTCCGAATACGTAATCCCCTGCGTTTGCGGCGCCACGATCCGCAGCCACGAGCGGGAAACGACCTGCCCCGCGTGCGGCCGCGTGATCGCGCTTGAATGGGGCGCGCCGCCCCTTATCGTGAGCGGGAAGCCCGAGGAGGCGAAGCCGTGATCTCGCCCGAAGCCGCCGCCCTCAGGTGGGTTCGCACAGCCGTTGGTGAGGAACGGCCTGATGCGTCTCCCATGCTGGCCGATTCGATCGCGCGCGAACTGCACATGATTGCGCGCAAGAACGAAGTGCCAGTTGAGGAGCTGATCCGGTGGATTCACACCGAGGCCCGGGACTATAGCGACTGGTTGAAAGTGTGGAAGGAGCACGTGGCGCGCTACGTGGCCGATCGCGCCCGTCTGTGTGGTGGTGGCAATGAACCGGAAACGCGCTGAGATCGATCCCGAGGATGGCCGCCGCCCCGAACTGGCTGCCGGGTTGTACGGCTTGTTCCTGCGCGAGCGCGGCTACACGGCAGCCGAAGCCGCGCAGCTCGTCATCGAGCGCTACCCGTGGGCACGGTTGAAACTGGGACTATTAGCGAAACAGGGAGGAGTGAACGATGAGCGAGCAACCGATTGAATTGCAGTACGACAAAAGCGATTGGGGTGAAGGCCCTTGGCAGACTGAACCCGATCGCGTGCAGTGGCAGCATGCGGGCTATGCGTGCCTGATTACCCGTCATCCGAGTTTTGGAAGCCTCTGCGCATACGTGGGCGTCGATCGCGCGCACCCGCTGTATGGACAGGAATGGGACGCGGAAGGAAGCCCCATCGACGATCTTGAAGTCCACGGCGGGGTGAACTACTCCGCGAAGTGTCGGGGCCACATCTGCCACGTTCCGGAACCCGGAATGCCCGACGACGTGTGGTGGCTTGGGTTCGAGTGCGCCCATGCTTTCGATTTGGCGCCCGCGATGGAAGCCCGAATGAAGAAGCTGAAACCGTTGTCGTCGCCGTTTCTTGACATTCCCAAGTGGCCGCAAATGGTGGAGGAAATGCGCGATAGGCTTGGGATGCGGGAGCACTATCGCGACCTTCCCTACGTAAAGGCCGAGTGCGAATCGCTCGCCGAACAATTGCGCGCCCTCGCTCCAGTACCTCCAGCCGTTGCCCCGTAGGGTCACAACCTCAGAACATGGGGTTATGCCGCCAAAAAGCGATGTGATCCCTCCGGGCTATGTCCGCAAGCCCGAAGCCCTCCAGTACCTGAAAACCTCAAAAAACACCCTGGATCGGTTGATCGAACGCGAAAAGGTCGAATCTCGCCTAGTGCCGCGTTCCGGTGGTCCGGACATTCGAGTCATCTCGCTGGCATCCCTGGAACGGGTGAAAAACAGCGGAATCCTCAACAAAAAACCGGAACCGCGTCGGGAGAATGGCATCGTGCCGGCCAGAGACGCAGACGTGTGGTGGCAGGCTTTCATGGAGTTCGCGCAACGGGGTCAGCGCGCCCAGGAGGAAACAACTCGCCTGCTGGCCGCCGCCTCCGAAAAAACGGCCGCTCACGAGGAAAGCCGGGTCAAACTCGAAGAGGCGCGGACGAAGCTCTGGCTGACGCTGCGCCAGGCGGCCCGCTATTCCGGTCTGCCGCGTCCCGCGCTGCTTGCCGCCATCACGGAGGAGAAGATTGTGGCCGATCACCTGGGGCCGAAGGGCCGGTTGCTGGTCAATCGGGCCAGCCTTGAGGAGTACCGGGGATGAAAGATCCGCGCGGGTCGAAGCAATGGCAGGAAGCCGTGGACCTTGCTGCGGGGCTTCGCGCCATAGCTGATTGCAAGATGTACGGACTCTTAGAAGGCGGCCCGGAAATCGACATTCGCCGCTGTGACCAGATCTTAGAACGGGGAGCGCTTATCGGGTATTCTCCTTCCCGCCCTGTCAAAGAACTGGCCGTTGTCATCGTGCAAGCATTCAATTCGAGAGCCAGCTCAGCGCCGGAATCGAAAGGGTGTCTTCTTCGGTCGAGTGAAAGTCTTCCATAAACGCAAAAAGCGCCCGCGAGTGCCAGAAAGCCTGGTCACGCGCGGGCGTTATTGTTTGGTTGTGTGGTGGTGGATCTTAGGTTGGCTGGTGCTTAGCGTGGTGCTGATCGCGTACCTGCGCGCCGGGTTCCGCCGTCGAACGCGGGATTAGGTTCCCGAGCAAGCGGACGTTTGCGAAACCAGTTTGCCCGTAGTGTCGAAACATGCGTACCGCACACCCGTGTTGGACTTGAGGGCAGGCATACTCAGCACACCGTTCGAGTCGAACCAGAAATCAATTGACTGGCTTCCCAGATAGCTCGATATTCCCCGAAGGTAGTACCAGCTTCCGCCCTTGGGCGCATCGAACGCGAGATCATGCAGCGAACCGCCGCCGCCGTATCCAGCACCGCTAGCGCGGTCGATCACATTGCCCCAGAGCTTGATCGTGCCGCCCCTGGTCTTCGTCCAGAAGTCGAGCGCGCCGGAACTCTCGCTGGAAATTCCCGTGTTCGGGTCACCGAACGCAACGGTGGGAGCCGCCGTGTTGAACGCATTCGGAACCAAAACGTTGCTGCCCCGGTAGCTGTCTACGGCAGCCGTTATGTAGTCATGGTTCTGGTGGTCGAAGTACACACCCTGGAAGCCGGGTTGAATGGCCGCCGCAATCGTCAATGTCGCGCTGCTCGACTGGCCGGTGTAAACCTCGTTGCCGAGCGGGAAGCCGATATAGTCGCGCATCCAGATGAAATTGTTAACTGCTGTTACGAGACGGAACTGGTTACCCGCCGTGCTCTTGAACAGTTCGCCCGCCCGTGGGGTGCCGGTGACGGCTGAGTACGTGATGGCCGCCGTGGGAGCCGCAATGAAAAAATTCGGCATATTCGTCTCATCCGCGTAAACGAAGTTGTTTGAAATGACTACCTGCGAGGGTGTAGACGTGGTGGGATCCACCATGATCCCGCCCACTCTGCTGCGCACTTGGCCAAGGCCATCGGTGACAGGAGGCAGCACATCCATCCAGCAGGAATTGCCGGTGATGGTGACGCCACTCGAAACGCCGAGCGCACCCGTGTTCAAGCTGACCGTCATACAAGACATCCACGAACCGCCAAAGCTTGGAGCACGAATCGCATTCCACTGCGCGTAAGCTCTTGCCGGATTCCTGCAGATATTGCCGGTGGCCGTGACGCTGACAGCACCCGAGATGTTCATGCAGCCGGTGTGCGGAGATTCGATGAAGTTGTTGCCCGAGGTCACATAACTGGAATTGTCGAAAGTCAGACCCATATCGCCCGATTGCCGGATGCGGTTGCCGATCGCGACGACTTTGTAAAAGCCCACAAGCGCCGTGTCCGCCACGGGGGTGTCCACAACGTTGTCCGAGAACGTCAGGTCTGTGGCTTGGCCCGCTGGCAGCACATAAGGGTTCACGCTGCGCAGCACGATCTGAAAGCCCTTCCAGATATTGCCCGAGATATGGCCGCTGTTCACGTTCCAGCCGAGAAGCCCGTTAACCGAGTAGGTCGTGGGGTTCACGTCCCAGGTGTCACCGTAAAAGCGGTTCGCGTGCATCTCGATATCGGTTACGTTGTCGAGCGCAATCAGGTTGGTGGTCGCACTGCCCTGCAACATGCCGGTGCAGTCATGAATGGACACGTGCGACGAACTATTGAGCAGCACGCCGCGCTTCATGTTCTGGAACACCACATCGCCCAGTTCGACGTTCGTGGAGTTATTCACCCGCAAGTAAAAGTAGCCGTTGGTCGCCACGGGTTCCGTGCCGTCCGTCCAGCTTCCCGTCGCGGTGCCGGAAGTCATGTTCTGGTCGAAGGTCACATCAGCCACGTTGACGGTTCCGCCGTTGACCGTGAGGAGCGCGAAGTTGCTCGGATAAATCGAAGTGCTGTAGAGCTTCAGCGTTCCGAAGCCTCGCAAGAACAGATTGCCGCTGGTAGTCGTTGGCCCGATCAGACAGGTCAAGCCATCCGGGGTGTACAGCGGTTTTCCCGCCGCTTGCGCGGCCGCGAGCGCCCGCTGGAACGCCGCAGTGTCATCGGTGACGCCATCGCAGAGTGCCCCGTAATCGAGCAAAGAGATGTAATCCCCAAGCTTGGCCGCGACGGTCCGCGCCGTGCCGTTAGGGGCGGTCCACTTGATCAGCGATGCGCCGTTAGACGTGAGACTCACGCCGGTAGCAATTGCAGTGCTCGATACGTTGTCTTGCGTCCACTGGATCACGCCGTACTGATCCTGCGCGATGACCTTGTAGGAGCTGCTGCCAATCCAGATGGATGCGCGTCCCGCTGAATCGAGTGGAACCGGGTTCTGGTTCGGGGTGCCCCCGGTTGAATCCGTGAAGGTCGCCAGCGGGTTGTTGGTGCCCGCCGCGTAGGTGTAGATGGAGCCGCCCGCGAGTGGGACGCCGTTCCCGTCGAAGAACTGGAGCTTCGGCATCGGCATCAAAGCCGCGTTTTGGGCAAAAGCCGCCACGCCCGCCAGTGCGAGTAAGAGAAGTCGTTTCATTTGTTTCGTTACCTGTGTGTCCTGCGCTCTTTCGCGAGCGCTTGCTGTGCTGCGTAGGGGTCGCTTGCGCCGCCCGAGATGCCGGTCATGTCGATCACGGCTTTAACGATCTGGTCGGTTGCCGTGGCGTGTTTGTCCTCGCCAGGTCCGCCCATACCCGTGGCCGCGCCTACGTTGCCATAGAAGCTATTGAGCTGCTTGGCCGCGCTCAGTACCTCGCTGCCGATGGGTGCTTTCTTCGGCAGTGCCGATAGGAACTTGCTGCCGCCCTGGTCGCTGTCATCGACTAAGTACGGCTGTTTGCCCGTGACTCCAACCAGGAGCACGCGCGCCGCTGGTCCTGCAACCGGGTGCATGGCCGAGTTTGCGACATCGCGCTTAGCTGCCTCGCCGATCTGTGCCAGATTGCCGCCCTCGACGGCGGTGTTGTAGCTTCCGTCGATTCCGAGGCCGCGAGCGCCGCGCGCAACCAGCGGACTGAACACGCCGAAGTTGACGTACCCCACTTTGCGGGTATCGTGTCCCCAGATCGCGAGGCCGAGCTTCGAGCGCCGGATTTCCTCACTGACGGGAATCTTCAGGAGCTTCGAGCGTTTGTCCTGCCAGGGCCATTTGCCAGTGGATGCCTTGTAAGCGAAGACCCACGCGGCGAGCAGCCCGATCGCGCCGCCCGAAAGCATTTGCCTGATGCGGTTCTTTGCCCCGCCGCCAGGTCCCGATCCGCTGCCTGTGCCAAGCCACGCGTCCACGCCGTTCCGCAACATCGTGGAGCCCGCCGTCACAAATCGCGATAAGCCGGTGCGCTTCAGCGAGCGTTCCAAGTGTCCCTGCAAGGCTTCCGTATAGTTCCCGAGCTGGTTGACGAATTTGTAAGTCTCCAGCGGTGTCGCACCAGGATTGATTTCACGCGCCAGCCGGTACATCAACAAACGCGCCCGAACGTCGACGCCCTTCGGACCATAAAGGACAGGTCCCCAATTGAGGAGAGGCGTTTTCTTTTCCGCGCCCGTCATCGTGGCGTACTTCTGGCTGTAGGTTTCCGCGCCAAAGCGCTCGGGCAGCAGGCCGAGTTTCGCCATCTCGCGCAGATCACGCGCCGCGTTATCGCTCATTGGATCGGTGGCCGCCAGCTTGAACAGTGCGGTGAATGTCTTTGTTACCGGCGTGTTGCCGATCGTCTGCGTTGCCCAGTCCGCCCCGAGAAATGGGGTATTGGCAATCAGCGCGCCCACCAGGTTGTGCGAGTGGATCACCGCTTCCGCTGGTCCTGCCAGCGTCGCCTCATTGACCACGTGCAGCAAACGCTGGAATAGGCCCGGTGGAAGCTTAGCGTCCGGTTCGAGCATCGGCTTTAGCTCGTGATAGAACGGCTCCGGAATCGCGGCCCGTTGCTCCGGGATACGGATCACCTTGCCGTCGTCCCCGGCAATCACGCGAGCTGGTCCGACACTCACCACCTTGGCCGCGAACTCGCGCCCTTCGAAGTGAACCGTATCCGCGCGCTGATCCGGCTTCAGCTTCCGCAAGATGCCGGCGTTGTGCAATTCCTCGATCAGCGCCGCCTTGTCGTTCACCCGGATCGCGGCTTCCGCCTTGTCCTTGAACGCCGGTAACGTGTGATCGTAGTCATCCGCTAGGCCGGTTGTGAACTTGTTCGCGATGTTCGAGGGCTTCTTAAAGCCCCGCCGCACGCCCATCACTCGGGCCGCTTCGTCTTCCGCCCGGATCGGAGTCAACGGGTAGTAGGTGTCGAGTGGGCCGAGCGCCTTCGAAAACACGCCCTCGTTCATCTCGTGATTGCGTGCCAGGGGTTCTTCGATCTCGCGCTTGTAGACGGCGAGGCCGCGCTGGAATCCGGGGTCCTGGGTGATGTCCTGGAACTCGTCCGGAGTCATCATGTGGTGCACGCTGCCCGCCGCGTCCTCGAACGCGCCGCCCACCAGGTCCCGCAACCGCTGAATCGCTTTACGATTCCACTTCTGTTTCGGAAGTACCTGGAGGTTGCTCGCTAGCGCCGCCGCTTGCTGCGCCATGTCCCCGTCTTCGCTCATTGAGTCGAGCACTTGCAGCGGTCCGGAGCTTACCCAATCGAGGAGTTCGTCCGCTGGAACGTTGTGCGTCACTTCGGCGAGTTCGTTCCAGCGCTGTTCCACGCCCTGCAAGCGGGATTCGATTAGCGCGCGCCGGAAGTCATCCGGCTTCACTGCCCCGAGCGCCTTCGACACGGCAGGCCAGGCCGAGCGCATTAGCGCTGCCGACTGCGCCCGCGAACTGGCCGCCCGTACCGCCGCCTGGTGCGCCGCTGGTGAAACTTCTTCGAGCTGAGACAGATTGCGTACGGTGTAGCTTTTGAGTGCCCCTATCCCTGAATAGGTCCGTTCCGGTTCGCCGACCTTGTGGCCGGTGAACAGCTTGGACGCATCACCGAACGTGAGACCGCTGGTGATGGTCTGCGCCCCGGATTGTGGGGCCGTGTCGCCCTGAAGCGGGAACGCCTGGAGGATTTTGGTTAGCTTCTCGACGGTTGAGGTCTGCAGCTCGTCGCTAGGATCATCCGCATAGGGCAGGTAATAGCGCACGCTCGATGCGGTTTCCATGTGCGGAATACCGAGTCCTTCGAGCACAGTGCGGCCCGCCTGCTTCGCCGGTTGAATGACGATCGCCCGCTCTCCCATCACGCGGGTTGCGGAAAGGGAAGCGCCACGGAGCTGGATACGTTCGCCTTGCCTCCAGATCCGATTGAGGATGAGTGCCGGGGAGGAAGCGCCGCCGCCGCCGAGCGAATCCTTCAGCGTTTGGATCTGTTCAGCCGGGATCAGAACTCCGGAAACAGTGCCCTGGTTTTCGGTGTGGATCTGGACGACGTTCATGCGCCAGCCGTCGCCCGATGCGCCGAGCTGCTTCCACACGGGCAGCACGGAACCGTTGATAATGTGCAGCTCTTGCTGTTCGGAGTCGGGGAGTTCGCTCAGCGCTTGTTCCCATGTTTTCTTGGCGTCGTAGTTCTGGACGCGCTCGAACCTCTTGGGGTCTGACAACTGCGCCACGGGAACGACTTGACGGCTACCCTGCTTCGGGCCGAGTAGCGCCATCGCCGGTATGACTGCGCCCGACGCCTGGTCGGTAATGTCCTTGGCCGCTTTGCGCGCCATCCACAATTGGCTGCTTTTCAGATTGCGGTACAGCCCTGCATATTGCCGCTGGTTGTAATCCGATGGGTCCGGGGCCTGGTTCGCGTGATGCACTGCGGTTTCCCAGTCGTTCTTTTCGAGCGGAAAATGAGCGTCGATAGACAAGTGGTTCGTCGCGGCGCCGCTTTCCCCGCGCCGGATTACATCCTTATCTGTGACCTCCGCGCGCAGCGCTTTGAGTTCCTGCGTGCCTTCGTCGTAAGCACCCGCCTGTTTGACCGTCTCAATGATGCGGTCGAACAGCTCCATGAAGTAGTTGAAGGTCAACTGCTGTACATCAGTCGGCAGGTTCAGCACGTGATTCAAAAACTGCTTCAGGCTGAGTGAGTCGTTGATCGTGTTGCCGCTCTGCCCTTCGCGTAGTACGCCTAACATGCGCGCCAGGTCCTCTCGGTTCATCTCTTCGAGTTCTGCCGGTGGCTTCGGCAGATTGACCGTCACATCGTCTTGCAGGATGGCTTGGCCGCCGTTCAATGCCTTGAACCACGCCTGTTTTGCCGCTTCTCCGTACTTGCCTTCGAGGTTGTAGCGGGCCAGCATTTCCGCCGCGCCGCCGCCTGCCTTGCGTTCGCCACGGGTCAGTGCTCCGAGCGAGGCGATGCGCGAGGCAATCGCCGAAATGAAGCGCTTCTCCCCGCCGAGATCCGAAGCAACCAGGACATACTCAGGTGCGTTCGCCTGGTTCGTGCGGTGCGTGCGCCCGAACTTCTGCATTTGCTGGTCAGCCGACCATGACGGTTCGAGGACGATGTGGGTTCTGCGCTGCTGGTTGGCGCTGCGCTTGTCCGAATGGAAGTCAAAGCCGGTCCCGCCCGCGCCCGAAGCTACCGCGATACGCTTCTTTCCGCTCTGAAAGTTGTGGCGTTCCCAGTCGTTCACGTCCTTCGCGCTTGCGCCCTTGGGCTTCACGCGCTTGACTTCGACGGGCCGCCCGGATTTCTCGTCTTGCACAATGCGAGACGTGCGCCCCGAGATTTCCGCCACGGCATCCGGGCCGAAGTAGTCGATGATCTGGTCGAGCGGTGACTGCGGGAGCTGGATCTTGTCCAGTTCTTTCTTCAGCGCCTCGCGCATCGCAATCGCTTCCTGCGAATGCACGGGCTTTCCCTGCTCGTCGATTACTGGACGAGATCGAATCGAACCCGTGTCCGGGTCCTTGTAATCCTCCATGATCTGCGTCGGGAAAGCGTTGTCCAGATAGTTCATGACCATCGACTTAGCCGACATATCCAGTTCTTCGAAGCTCAGATTTTCTTCCGCCGCCTTGACTAGCTGGCGCTGCGCTTCCGCTTCACCCGTACTTACTAAGTCGAGGAAGATGCTGTTACCGCGTTCAAGTGCCCCCTCGATTTCCTCGATCACGGTAGGGATCTTCATCGCCGTGATGATGGCCCGGTAGAACCGTTGGTTCGTGCTCCAGAACTGGCTTTTGGCGCGCCCCTTGGCTAAGCCCTTGCTCTTGGTGTCGTCTTCGCCTGTAAGTGCTTCGATGGCTTTGTCGATGTTCTTCAGGATTTCTTGCCACACCTTCACGCCCGCGTCGTACATTTGCCGCTGTGCGGCTGACAGATGTGCCGTGACTTCCCGGTACTCGACGCCATCAAACGAAATCTGACGGGCCGTGTAACGTCCGAGCGCCTTCATCTCTTTCGAGACGAGTTCCATCGCGCCGTAGCCGCCACGGTCGACTTCGACCATGAACTCTTTGAAGCCAGCCGGAAAGCTGGTCCCAGGTCCCCACAGCCCGAGCCGTGAGGCATACCCGAGGTTTGCAACGTCGGTGAACGCGGTGGCGCTGAAGTAGGTTACACGGGCATTCGGGAGCTTGTTATCGAGGTCGAGGACGGCTTCACCCGCTTTGCTGGTCGTGCCCTTTAGCCGTACCCTGCCGCCGCTTTCTTCCTCGTCATCGCCGCCGCCCGCAACTACGGCATTCTTGGCCGCGTGCGATTCGTCCATCAGGATTACGTCGGGACTCCACTTGAGAAGCTGATCGAGACGCGAACCCTCGCCCTGCTTGGCGGATGTGCGATGCAACATCGAGTAAGTGGCAAATACTACGCCCTCGTGGTCAACGGGTTCGTCGAATCCCCAATCGTTGAGCATCTTGGCCTTGATGGGTGCCTCTACCCAATCGAGATCACGCTGCGCCTGCCGGATGAGTCCGGGCTTCAGCGAGAGCCAAAGGATCTTACGCCGCCCCTGGTTCCAGTTGTCGAGTGCGATACCTGCGGCTTCGGTTCCCTTTCCTACGCCGGTCCCGTCGCCGATCATGTAGCCCGCGCGCTTGCCGTTGGGCAATACGTGTGAGTTGGCTTGTCCCGCGTAGGTGATGGCTTCTAGCTGCGCATCCGTGATGTGGCCGCTGGCGATGACCGAGGCCGGGATGTGGGGCCGGTAGTCGATATCGGGAGGTTCAACGGAAGCGAGAGCGCCGGTTTCGACCAAACCTGTCCCGGTGGCCTGCTTATGGCTTACGCCGGTGGAAAGCTTTTCGGGCCGGTACTGTTGATACGCGCCCTCCCGCTCAACGGTCTCGTTCGAACGATCGCGGGTGGTTAACTCAATGAGGGGTTGCTGTCGCTCAGCAGGTCGATCAACGCCAGCGTGATCGGTAGGGGATGGCGTGATGGCGTCAGCAGGTCCAGATTCGAGTTCTGGTCTTGGATCGCCTTCAGCGATGGTTCTGGGTCCAACCGGCTCAACATGTGCATCAGGTTGTCCGGGTCCCCCGCGTCCACTCCCGCGCTCTCCATCTCCACCTGGATCTTCTTGTAGTTCTGGTCGAGGGCTATCGCCACTGCGCTCAGAATCTGATCCCACAGAAACTTCGCCCCGTTCCTGGCTATCGCTTCGTTGAGTTGATCTTCGGTCGTGGATGACTGGCTGAAGGGCATCGAGTGCGTCCGCAAGGTCCTTGTAGTCCCCTGTGATTGGCGGGGGAACGTCTGAAGGAACCTTATCGACCACTATAAGCCGGTTGTCGAAGGTGGTGCCGTACTTGGCGTAATTAGACCCATCAAGGCCGAGATTCGCCCGCACCACTGCGCCGCGTTCCTTAATCCCTCGCCAGAAGGGGTTAGCGGTGACGTGATCGAACGAAGCGCCGCGCCCGAGAATTGCCACGAGGCGGCCGCCAGCGGGCAGTGTGTCAAGCGCACTGAGTACGTGCTGGTAGCCGATCGCGTTCTTGTTCTTGCCGGTGCGTCCCGCGTCCGCGCTGAACGGGGGGTTCATGAGCACTACATCCGGCTTCAGATCGGGCCGGTGGTCCCGGATGCGTTCGGCATTCACGCTCGTGGGCTTGTAGCCCTGGAGTTCGAGGAAGGCAGTACGCGAGGGCGATAGCTCGTTGGTTTCCACGTGTGCGCCCGCCGATCGCGCAAACGCCGCTAAGCTGCCGGTGCCTGCGCTCGGTTCAAGCACGGTGTCGCCCGGTTGAATGTTGGCCGCTTTCGCAGCGACGTAACTCAGTGCAGGAGGAGTCGAGAATTGCTGGAACTGCTTCTGTTCCTTGGTTCGCGCCGTCTGCGTGGGCAGAGTGGACGTAAGGATCTGGAGACCCTTCAGCGCTTCAGCAGGTGCGGCCCGCATGATTCCGCCATCACTCGACACGTGCCGGTTGACTGCGGTTTCGAGTGCGTCGTACAGATCTTTTACGTCGTACTTGCCGCTGCTCAGTCCATCGCCGAGCACGTCAGAAGCAAGCTTCGCGAGTGCAGGAGTGTCCTTTATCTGCGGGCCGTTGGCGATGCGGTCCTGAATGGCGTCAACCAGTTCGGCCATCTTCGGGTGCGGCAGGCCTGCGGGTGGAACTGATTTTTCCGTTTTGACGGGTTCCCATTCCGCCGCCACGGGTGCCGCCGCTGGTGTCGCTGGAGCTGGTTCAGGTTCCTCCGTTTTGACGGGTTCCCATTCCGCTGCCACGGGTGCCGCCGCTGGTGTCGCTGGAGCTGGTTCAGGTTCCTCCGTTTTGACGGGTTCCCATTCCGCTGCCACGGGTGCCGCCGCCACGGGTGCCGCCGCCACGGGTGCCGCTGCTGGTGGTGCCGCCACGGGTGCCGCTGCTGGTGGTGCCGCTGCTGGTGGTGCCGCTGCTGGTGGTGCCGCCACGGGTGCCGCTGCTGGTGGTGCCGCTGCTGCGGGCGTAGACAGCGCGCCTGGTTGCGCGTAGTCGCTAGGGGTGTTGACTGCCTTCGCGGGCCGCTGTCGTTTCGGTTTCGGGGCCGGTGCCGGTGGCTCCGGTGCAACTGCGGGGGCTTCTGCAGGAGACTCCGGTTCCGCCTGAATGTCGATCACGGGCCCACTACCCGGAGGAGGCCCTGGTGCCACGGGTTCCGGGGCCGCTGGCCCTTCCGGGGCCGGGGTAACGGGAATCTGGGTCTTCCCGATCTCGCGTACGTTCCGGACGCCATGCCATGCGCCGACACCGGCGAGCAATCCCTGGACGGTACCCATGCCGAGCAGTTCCGCGGTGCGGTCGAGGTCGCCTGCCTTGTAAGCGTTGTAGGCGTCCCGCACGTCGTCAAACGTGCCCTTCGCCATCGAAGCTGCGAAGTATCCGCCGAGCGCAGCATTCACGCCACGGATCGCTGCCGCATCGAGTCCTACGTTCGTGAGCTTTGCGACGGTGCCAACGGGCCAGGTAGCCGCGAGGACTTCCGCGTTTTCCGGGGTGGTGAGACTCTCAAGGCCCTTGAACGCGCCCTTGACCACACCCGGGGAAGACGCCGGCAGGCCTGCGCTGATCGGCAGGGCTGGCTTCTGTGCCGCGTCCGCGAGCCTGGTGAGGTCGACATCGGTCGGGGGAGGGGTAACTTCGGTCTTGCCGTTCGTCCCCATCCGAAATGTGGATCCGCCCGCCTCCGGGTTGCTCGCGTTCACTTCGCCGAGCGAACGGAAGAAGCCCTTGAGGTTTTCCCAGCCTTGCTGCAGAACGGGAACCGGATCGTAGTTAACCGGGGTCGAAAGGGCCATGCCGCCCGGAACCGGAGCGGGTCCCGAGGGTTTCGCTGGCTGTGGCTGCGGTGCCGCTGGCGTTGCCGCCTTCGGTTGGCCGCCGTCTACGATGTCCCAGCCGGACGCGCCCGTACTAGCCGGTGCGTCCGAGACGCCGGTTATGTCCCAATCGTTTGGCATTACTGAGTGACTTGCTTAACCGAACCGTCTTGGTTCTTCATCCACTTCTGTCCGTTTTTGAAAGTGGTGACCTTGCCCACCTGCATTTGCGCGATGACGTTGGCGGGTGGCTTCTGCTGTGCACCCTGCCCGCGATACGCGTTGATCGCTTGCTGAGTCGAAACCTGCGGCGTTACGCCGTTGCGCTGCATGGCGTTGTTCTTGTTCGAGACTGCGGTTTCGATGGCGTTCTGCGAAACAGCAAGACGCTGCTTCATGTCCTGGACGTAGGCGGCCTTGTCGTCATCGGTGAGGTCTTGCCCATCCGTGCGCTTCATCGAGCTAAACGATTTGTACTTGCCCTTCTCATCGACGTAGCCGCGTCCGTCTGACAGCGCCGTTTGCAGGGCTTGTGCTTCCTGCCGCGCTTTGATTTCCGCGCCCGCCTGGGTTTCGTAATCCTTCTCGTTGGCGCGCCGGTCCGCGAGCATTGCGTCCGGTGTTACTTTGCGGTCCTTACCGGTAGTTGAATCGGTATACGGAGCGCCTGTAACGGACGTGTCCACATACAGCTTGCCGTCCGGACCTTGCATGATCGGGTGATTGTCTTTGTCGTACTGCTTGGTGAACACTGCCTGTTTAGGCTGGTTCTTCCCTGTGACGTAATCCATGTAAGCGTCGGATTTGGTTTCCGCTGCATCGGCCCGCTTCTCGGCTGACGCTGCATTCTGTTGTGCAAGCCGTTCCTGGATTTGTTGCTGGCCATCCATCGAGGACCACAACATTGTTTGCAGCGTGGCGTCGTCTGGGGGAGTCGGAGATAGTGTGCCCTTCGCTGCGAGTTTGTTGTCGTAGGCAAATTTGACTTGTTCGTCCCATGCCTTTTGACGCGCTGCCGGATCTTTCAAACCGATCACAGATCCAAGTGCGGATTCGATCATTTGATGTTGCTTGGCCGCATTGGTGAGCTGGTCACCGGTGAGCTTCGCTAAATCCTGGTCGCGCTTTGTCTGCGCATCCTGATACTGCTGCGCGGCAAGCCCCATGCCGTTCTGCGAGAGTGTCTTCACCACTCCCGCGTGGTCAATTACTACGTTGCCGTTGGCATCCGGTTTTGCATTGGCAGCAATCGCCGCGTTCGTCGCGGCCGCCGTCTTCATCTGGAGCGCACGGGCGTCATTCTCCTGGGTCAAGCCCGTGGTCTGTGCCTGCTCCATTTTTCCAACCTGTTGCAGGTTCGAGAGTTGCTGCGTGGACGTCATCACCTGTGTCGGGGTGTCGATGCCGAGGTCGGTCGGACGGTACGAGAGCGCAATATTGGGGTCGATCATGGTTATCCCTGGTCCTGTAAAGCCTTGCCTATTTGAGAGAGTGTCGAAAGTCCGATGTTTGTCGCTCCCTTGAGTGCGCCGCCCCAAGCGTTCGCTGCCCCGACATACCCGGAAGCGGTTGCATTTCCAGCCGCCATCAGGTCTTGACCTTCGATATTGGCCGAGGTTGTATTGATGTTCGAGATGTTCGAGGCCGCGCTTTGGCCTGCGCTGGCATCCTGTCCCGTGGCCGTTTGCCCCAAACCAGCGATACTCGCCAGGTTGTTGTAATTGCTCTGCCGGGTGGTCATGTAACGGCTGTAAGCGTTGCTGAACTCGCCCGAAGCGTAGTCTTGCCCGTATGCCGCCGCCGCTTTGAGCGCGCCGCCCGATCCCACGCTGCCGCCCGCCGACTCCGCTCGTTCGAGCGCCAGGCTGCCCTGTTGGAGCCGGAACGCATAGCCGGGATCTTGCGCGAGGATCTGGTCAGCCGTGGGGGAAGAATTGAACTCGCCGCCAGGTGCTGTACCAGCGGTGAGCTGCGAAAGCGACGTAGCGCCCGCTGCCAGATAAGGCTTCAGGTTCGTCTGGTCGACACTGAAAACGTCTTTTTGGAACGCGAGTGAATCGGCTGCTGATTGCGCCTGTTTGTCTGCTGCGTATTTGGCGGCACTCGCTTGCGCGTCTGCCGCGTCACTCGCCGCATTCGATCCCATCACGCCGCTGGCTATGGAGCTGCCGATACCGACTGCGCCCATGATGGCCGGAATTGCTATTGCTGCTGGCACTTTGAAAGTCCTAAGAGAATTTGGTTGTGAAGGGTATTGCCCTTCAGGTAGCTGCGCTCATTTGTGCCGAAGCGGGTCATGCCTGCGCGTTCAGCAAACCGGAGAGCGAGACGGTTATATGCGGGTACGGTGGTAACGATGCGCTGGCAAGGGGTGTGTGTGAAGATCCACTCAGCCATCGCGCGAGAAGCTTGCTTTGCTCGATCGCCATAGGCGCACGGCAATAAGCACGTGTGTACTTCCCAACACGCCGCACCCTGCGGTGCGAACATCCAGAGTCCAAGCACTTCCGCGCCGTCTCGGACCAGAACGTACCAGATACTCGGATGTTCGAGCACCTGGAACTGGTCCGCTGCGGGGCAGCCGTCGTCTGTGATGTGCGGATAGATGGCCGGATGCGTGAGAATCGCGCGCACCAGAGCGTAGTCGGTGGTGCGTTCGAACTCGATCATCCGCCCGTTCTCACGGTCGTAATTGCGGCCTGGATCTCCGCGCGGCCGCCATCTGCGGTTAGATCTGAAATCTGAACAGTCTGCTGCTTGCCGGTCTCCGTTTGCACAGTCACGGTCAGCGCGCCGAAAGCATGCGACACGGGTTCAACGGGCACGCCCGCCAGGTACAGCATTACTGAAGTACCTGCTCGAACCCCGAGATACGAATCGACACGGCAGTTGCGCCGCTTGCAAGGCCCTGGACGCTATCGCCCGTGTTGAGCACGTGGTTGCACAGGTCGTACACTTCAACCGTTTGCCCTGCCGCGATGTTCCGCGCGCTGGCAATGGTGTTGCTTGGGCCAGCGGTGCCGCCAGTTGGTACCGCGTACAGCGTGTACGTCAGAGCGCCCGCGCTCGTGTTCGTGAGCGTTACCTTCTTCAGGGTTGCGATGGTGTTAGCCGGGGCAGTGTAGAGCGTGCTGGCAGCGGTGCCGAGCTGCGTCCCTTCACAGAGACACTTAGAAGTCAAAGCCATTTTGGAACATCCTTAAAAAACGATGGAAGTGATTTGTCCGCCCTGCACGGTGACGGTCTTGCCGTCTGCCGTGGTGAAGGTGCCGGAAGCGCCGCCCGGTGGGGTAGCGAATAAAGCGAGTGCGCGCAGCTCGTCTACATCCACACGCGCGGAAGCATCGCCCTGGTGGAACACTTGGGCCGCTTCGATCGCCGGGGTGAAGTCGCGTGGGGCATCCGAAGACGAACGGACTACCGCCGCTTCGATCGCCGGGGTGAAGTCGCGTGGGGCATCCGAAGACGAACGGACTACCGCCGCTTCGATCGCCGGGGTGAAGTCGCGTGGGGTGCGGTCATCAAAGCTCGGTTCGCTTTCCTGGAGGTCCAGAATGTGCTCCGAGTTCGTGGTAACTTGCCCGCCCACATAGAAAAGCTGTTGGAAGTAGCGCAACCACGCTTCCGTCATCACTCCGTTGCGAAACATCGGAGCACGAAGCGGGGCCGGTTGCAGCGTGACCGTCTCACTATTAGCCATTGCTGCTGTCCAGATCTGCTGAGATGATGGCTACGAAGATCGGTTCCGTGATGATGATGCGGAAACAGCGGTTCTGCGAGCGCCCGAGCTGCTTCCAGCGGACCAGCTTCTTAAACTGCCCGATTTTCCCGCAGCTCTTCGAGCGTTCGTTGCCCCAGGTGAAGCCGCCGTCATTCGAGCACTGCAAGATAATCTGCGGGTCCGTGCCTTGGCCGGTGCCATCCAAACCCATGCCCACTTGCATGAGTAAGCGCAGCTCACTGTAGAAGCGGAACAGGCCGCCATCTGAAATATCCGGGGCCGCACGCAAGCGACGGATGGGAGCGCCAGCATCCGTGTTGTAGCTCATCGACTGGATATAGAGCGTTCCGCTCTGATAGTCGCCGACGATGTGCAGGCCGAAGCAATAGGCATGGCACCGTGCCAGGTCCGCTTGCTCGATTCCGTTGACCAGATAGGTCCGCTCATGCCAAAACCCGCTTGCCACGTCGTACAGGAGCGTTGCGCCAAGCCCTTCGTTCGCGCTCGGGAAATCGAGACGGTAGAAGGTGTGGCCGCCCTCCTGATAGCAGTAGGCCGTTGCATCGCTGATATCGCCGAAGCTTTCAATCAGTGCTTCGATCGCGTGGTTCGAAACACGCTGCGGGGTGTACCCGTTGGCACGCCAAACGATTCCGGCGCCGTCGCGGTTGCCGCCGAGCCAGAAGATCGTGTTGTCGCACTTCGCGGGCGAGTCGATTGCGGACGTGCCCTGCTCCATGAACGCGCCTTCCAGCCGCGCGTAGGGGAAATTCGCGTTGCCGGAGTTGTAGTAAACCTCGCCGTGCGTCGTGCAAAGGAACCACATCTGCCGGTGGTCAACGATGAAGGAAACCACGTTGCCGGGTTCGCCCTCCGCGTCTCCGAAATCGAGCGCGTCCCACTGGGTTCCATCGTTCAGCGCCGAGATAGCAAACACCTGGCTTGCCGGTTCGAGCACAACGAAGTAGCCATCGGAGAAGCCGCATTTCGAAGCGCCTGCCGGAAAGCCGGTTGCCGTGATCTGGGTCAGCGTCTTCAGAATCAGATCGAAGATGTAGCCCTTGTTCGTTGCAAGGATGAGTACCTGAGACTGCGAGGCGCACATCTGCACGCGTCCCGTGCCCACACTGCCGTAGCCCGTGTGGCTGCCATCCGGCAGCACTTCATAGAACACGCCGCCTGCGACAGCGAAGAGCCGGCCGTTTTCGGACCAGAGCGCCTGAACGCTATCCGCATTGGGAAACGTGGCGAACTGCTGCAGTCCAGGCTTACTGAATAAGGCGTATTGCGTTTTCTCTACCGCACCCTGCGATTCCATCCGCTCCGGGTAGAAGTTGATGGCCCTCTCGCCGTCAATCGCGAGAGCGCGCCCCGTGTAGGTGCCGCCGCAAAAACCCTGAAACTGCGCCACTAGCGGGTCTCCCCGATCGTCCAGTCAAAATGGCCGCCGTGATCCGTGACGGTCAAAGCGGGATCACAGCGCAAGCGCCCCATTGCGCGGGTGATGTTCCAGCGCCGCACGGCTTCCATCGAGTCGATTGCAATGCGCTGCACGGTGGGAGGAGCTTCTTTGTCAAACTCCGGTGCGAGGTCTACCGCCAGGTTGTACGGCAGTGCGCGCGCATAGCCCGGTGGCAGTGAAATCGCTTGCGTGAGGCCGCTGAACTGGGAGATTGCCGTTGGCGTGTAAAGGATGATCTGCTGCGCGCTCTGCGGAACGGGCCAGGGGAATACCGTGGCGTTCGGGAAATCCGGCTGCAGGTACATTGCCGTGACCAGAGTGGATGCCAGGGACTTGATGCGCAGCCGTGCCCACGCCTGATCGTCAGGGATGACCTTCAGGGGCCGCTCATAGTTGTCGGGCGTGCCAGGGATCACTACCGTTGCAGTGTCGAGGTACAGGGGCCGGGGTGCGGTCCAATCCGCTCCGCTCGGCCCGATCGTGTAGGAAGCCTTGCCCGCCTGGAGGTTATAGACAGTCCCGGAACTCGTGAACATCGAGAGACGTTGCAAGCCCCACGCGTCTACGAGTGCATTGAGTGCCACGAGTCCCGCTTGCGCTTCCGCTGCTTCGGGGTCGTCGTCGCCAACGTTGTACGTGCCGAGTAAGCGCAAGCTGCGCTTGATGAGATCCAGGACTGTCATGTTGGGAATGAGGGAAAAGAAGAGAGAAGAAACTTAGTTGGAAAGGCCGAGCGCAGTTAGATCGTAGAGACCGATTTGTCCGACCTTCACGACGCCCGTCCCGTTTCCGAGCGCGACCGACACGTCGAAGATAGTGACGTTCGCCGGCATGACAAATTCCATGTACCACTGACCAGCCGGAATGTCGACGCCGGGATTATAGGCGTACACCGGGTAGATGCTCAACGGGTTTGTGGCGAAGCCACTCGTATACGTGTCGAGCGACACTTGCAGAATCAGGTTTCCGGTTTCATTGCCCGACGTGACGATGCGGCCCGTAAACGCATAAGTGTGGCCAGGGATCACTGCCGCATTGTTGACGAGGGTGAACGAGGCGGAATCGTTGTCGGACGTGCCAGCGACCGTTTTGGTCATTACAAACGCATTTCCCGCGAGATTCGTGTCCGTCGACACGCTGAACGCCGTATGCGCGGCAGGAGACGAGGTAGTCCAGCCAGCAGGCACGCCGCCGCTCGATGTGATCATCAGCGCGTTCGTGACGATGTTCGTGGGGTCCGAATTGCTGGCCGGTAACAGCGTGTGCGCGGCAGGCAGCACGCTTTGCACATCGGCGAATGCTTGCGTCCCAACCAGGCGAACCGCTACACCTTGTGGATGGATCGCATCGCCGGAATACCCGGTTTTGTAGCCGCCCGTCGTCGCATCCGTCACTGGAGCGTACATATCGAACAGCGGTATTTCGAGCTTCAGCGCAGTGCGCCGAATCCACGCATTGAGCGTGTTGACTTGCGCATAGAAGGTCCCGCGAGGAGGAATGGTAGTCGCAATCGGCAATTCGCCCGCTGCAAGGATCTGCGCGTACATCTGGGTCAGATTGGCTTCGACCACGGCAGCCGTGGAACCTGCCGCGATATCGTTGCTGCCCGCCTCGACGTACACCTTGTCGCAAGCTGCGCCGGTCACTTCGACAATGCGCGCGAGGATCTGATCGGAGGTCTGCCCGCTTATGCCGCCGTTGTGCACAAACTGCATTTGTCCCTTGGACACGAGTACTGCGTAAGTCAGGAACGTGGGTGCCCATCGCGTATCGGTAGCGTTGAGGCCGCTTAGCGAATCGCCGAGTGAACACACGCGATTGCCGCTGCGCTGCGCCGTGATATCAGTCAAAACCTGCGCACCAGGCGCGCCCGTGCAGGCCCACGTGTGGCCAGTGAGGTAGTTGAACTGGTTCGGTTGTCCCAGTGCGCAAGTGCCAGCAGGAGTAACAGCCGTCAGCGAGAGGGAAAGCGGAGCGCCGGAAGCCGGTACCGTGACATTCCCGCCCGTCTTGATTTGTGCGAGCGCCAGGCCCGCGAAGAGAATCACGGCTAGAGCCGCACGAATCATTTTCATTTTGAAAGTCCTAAAAAGAAAGGAGGAGCGCGCCGAAGCTGCGCCCCTCCGTGGAAACTAGCCGAGGATGCGGGTGACCCATTCCGGACGCAACACAGCCCAACCGCAGAGAACGTCGAAACGTCCAATGAACTGATCGGTCGAGATGTTGTAGGCCGCGATGAACCGCATGGAGATGTTCAACTGGCTATCGCTCTTGCGCGCCGCCATATGCACACCTGCGGGCAACGGCAGATCGACGCAAGCCAGAGTGATCGCATCCTGGTGGAACGCGAGGTTCTGGGTCGAGACGGTCGAGGCCGGTCCAGCAAACGTAATGGCAGCGTTCACAGCGGGAACGTTTGAAACGTTCTGCCATGCGCCAGTCGTGATCATCGGCTCAGTGAGCTGCAAGGTGCAGAGTCCGGAGCCGTCAGCCGTGGCGGTCTGAGCGAGGACGAAGCCCTTCAGACCCTTCTTCTGCTGCTTGCCAACCGGGTTGACCAGGTAGCAAGTGGCGAAGTACACCACGTCGCCAGCGTTGCCGATGACAGCCGAAGAGGTCCAGCCCTTCGTCGCTACGGCGAAGGTGCCGGTTGATGTGGAGAGCGTGGTTCCGCTCGGGCCGCTCTGCGGTGTCGGCTGAGTCGCAACCTGCGGAGTTCCACCGAATGCGCCCGTGGTGAATGCCGCAGTGTTCTGCGACATACCGAACTTGAAGCCGAGCGCGCGCCCGATCTGGCCATTCCGATATTGATCGGCAATGTCATTTGTCGGGCTTAGCAAACCAGCCAGGGCCGGAACCGTGGCAGCCTGCGCGTACTCATCGAATACGACTGCACGCCGGGTATCGCGCGGGCAAGCGTTGGAATCGAGCAAAGCCGCTGCATTGCCATAAATGGCAAGCGCTGCCTGCGCAGTCGCGCCGGTTCCGGGAGAGGTTCCAGCTACGCCTACAACGTTGCCCGAAGCGAGGGC